TATCAAATAAATGGAAACCACGAGTGTCATCATAGTCACCCCATGTTAATTCGTATGGATTACCAAGATAGTAAATATTATCTTGATGATGCCTGTGATGATAATGACCAGAGAATACCATATCAAATCGTTTGAATATATTTCTATCTAAACCTTCTTGACTTGGAAAACCTCGTTGCATAGCAAACCCAGCAATCTCAAAATGTCCCATACAAACAATAGCATCAGATTCTTGAATATGTTGCATAGCTTGAGCATAATTATCTGGTGCTATCCATGGTATCATGCAGATTGCAGTTTCATCAAGATATATGTCAGTTGGTGTATCAAGAATTTCAATGTTGTTATATTCTGCTAATAATAAATCAACAGAATTAACATCATTGGTATTTTTGAAATAAGTATCATGATTACCTGCAATCATATGGATTTTGATATTCAATTCAACCAATTTATCAAAGAACATTTCTTTAGTTCGTTTGAGTGTATTGAAATTCACATACTTTCTTCTATCAAAAGTATCTCCAAGGATAAGGAGTGTTGTGATATTATTTTCAACTAATTTTGGAAAGAATGTATCACGATAAAACTTCTCGTAAAAATCTAGAAATTGTGTTGAATCGTTTCTAGCACCAAAATGTTGGTCTGTTATAATTGCTATTTTCATTATGATAAATCTTTAACTCTTTGTCGGAGTTCAGTTGTTGAGAAAGAATGCTTTCTATTATTATAAATGATTTTAATACCAGGTATCTTTTTACCGGTAAAATCTTTAAATTCATATTCACGACCGACTATCCTAACATCAATTTTGATGGAAAGCAAGATGTCCATCAAATCTTTTTCGGTAGAATATGGAATAATTTCATCAATATACTTACAAGCTTGTAGTTGGATAAATCGCTCAAATACCGATTGAACAGGCTTATTCTTTTCTGGCCTATCAAGTGTGGGGTCTGTTTGAAGTCCTACAATGAGATAATCACAATGTGTTTTTGCCTCTTTTAGCATCATGATATGACCTGCGTGGAACAAATCAAATGCGGAACAAGTGAATCCTATTTTCATATTCTGCCATAACCCTTTCTGTTAATCTCAAAACTCGTTGCTTATATTGAAATCCAAGTAGTCCTGATTTTTCGCCTTTATCGTATGGCGCATTTCTACCTTGACTTGTATATTGTTCAACTGTCAAATCAATAATCTTATCGTTTAAATCTACAACCCACCAATGATAAATGCCTTCATCATCTAAGCCACGATACATCTTTACAGCAGATGAACCAAAAACTTTATATAAACAACCAGCCACATTATGACAATGACCAAACATAGGATTAGATATGTTTCGTGCTTGCCATTTCTTTGGTATCAAATCAATCGTTAAATTCTTTTTGATTATCTCTGATATCTTGGCCAGATTTTCTTCGTTATACGGTATCTGGTTCAATGGGTTCTTCATCTAGAAATTTCTCAATACCTTTTGGTTTTTTTAATTCTTTTTTCTTTCGTTTAGTTTCTTCAAAGTTCTCAATGAATTCTGAAAGATTATCATACATTTCAAATTGCCTCATGGTACCATCTTCAAGTTCCATCATTTCAAATTCATCTAATATACCAAATTGTTCTGTTGCTTTATACTTAACATATTGCTGTTTCTTTTCTTTTTGGATTCTTCGTAGAAAAGCAAAGTAAATAATCTGTGTAAAATAAGCAAATGGATTTTTAGATTTATCTGGATCAAAATTATTAAAATACATTAAACAGTTTTCAATACCATCAGAAATCATTTCATCTCTATATGTGTAATTGATAAAGTTTGCTTTATGTGATAATCCTTCGGCAATCTTCATGAAGCATTCACCAATGTAATTTGGTATAGGAGGTTCTTTAGTTCCTTTTTCTTGAGCATCTCTACAACCTTCTTTATACTTGATAAGTGCCTCAAGGAAGTCAGCATTGTTTACATATTCTTTTTTCTTTTTTTTGATTTCAGTCATTTTATTATCTTTCAAGTTTACCACATAAGTTATTGACAAATAGGTTGACATCATGTATAGTTCTGTATGTCCCCCTTTGATATATTATATTAATGTATTACCTTATCTCCATATGATATATCTTCAAAAGCATCCATAACATCACTATAATCGTCTTTAGACAATTCTTCAATGACGGACTTAGCACGGAGAAGTTCAGCAATTTTAGATACCGTATTTTCATAATATTCAGAAAATTCCAAAGAAGGTTCTATTTCACAGAGAATATTATTATTTGCCACGGAGATTGTATTCTTTTTAATGATTTGAACCGGCAAATAATGTTGCATAACCAAACCAGCACGTGGACCAGAATGGTCAATATCAACGACCATTGGGTCTTTTAAATTATATCCATTTAAATCAATGCAAACATTGGCTACAACATCTAAACCAGATTGTAGTCTTAATATTTTAATTTGATTCATTCTTTAAACCTATTTTATAAATTTTAAAAGGAAATTTCTCTTCTGTATATATTTTTACTCTTTCAACAAAATGTTTGAGAGTAAAGTTCATATGTTTGCCTACTCGTAAGTCATCAGCAATATCATATAGTGTTGCTATTTCTTTGCCTTCCGCTTGGCGTAATCCTCGACCAATCGATTGTAAGTTTCGTATGCGACTTTTGGAAGGAGAAGCAAAAATAATATTGTGAAGATTGCGTATGTTAATGCCAGTAGAAAAAGTGCCAAAAGATGCAACAACAATGGCATTAGATTCTGATTCCATAATTTTTCTAATATTTTCTCGGTCATCTGTGTCAGTTCCTCCATGAACAAAAAATACTTTTCTATCACCAATCTTTTTCGTATCTTTAATCATATTATACAATATTTTGCCGTGTTTGTCAACCATTTGGAATAAAACTAATGTGTTTGTATTCAAAGACACAGCAAGGTTCTTGATGAATTTGTTTCTTGCTTCAGATGAGATTAAATATTCTAATTCATTCTGATAAGTGGCAGCATTCTTGATTAATTTACAAATAGCTTCATCATGCTTTAATACTAAACATTTAATTTGAAATTCTGCTAGTTGCTTGTTGTCAATAAGTTTTTTGGTAGTAGTGACTTGTTTAACAGGACCAAATAAACCTTCTAATACTAGTTTATGTGTTTTTGTACCATCTAAAGTTCCTGTAAGTCCTACTCGGTATTTGGTATTGATACAAGAAGTTAATATTGTGGTGAGAGATTGTGCTTTAAATAAGTGTGCTTCATCACCAATAATGTAATCATATTGATGAAAGAATTCTTTAGGCATTTTATAAAGAGATTGCCATGTAGATATTGTTAATGGCATATCAACATCTTTATCTTTGCCTTGATAGATACGGTGAACATTTTCACCTACAATAAATCCATTTTCAGATGAGTAGTCGGTAAAGTCAGAATATAATTGTTCAACAAGAGATGTGGTTGGAACAATAATAAGACCTTTGAGATTTTGATAATCTAAAAGTTGTCTGAATAAAAGATAGATGATAAGAGATTTACCAGAAGCAGTTGGTGATACCAATAACGCTCTACGCTTTTGCATTGATTGACAGAAAGCATCCAATTGATGTTCTCTTATTTCAATCTTTTGTCCTCTTGAATGTAGGTTTAATTCTTCAGCAAATTTCTTTGCATGATACAATGAAAATTCATCTTCAACATCAGGTCTGGTATCATCATATTCAAATGTATAACCTCGTGATGCACAAAACTCTTCAATATAATAAAGCAAACCAAGATATAGTGTGTATGATTGTAGATTGAAAATCCTTATCTTTCCATCCCAAATTCGATTACGGTAAGCAGGAACAAATTGATAACCAGGAACAAAGAATGTGAAAAACTCCGATAACTCTTGAGCTAAATGTTTCTCACAAGTTATCTTAGCATATACTTCATCTTTTTTAGATATTATTAAATCACTCATCAACTTCTATCCAAGTGTAATCACCTAACCATTTGACTTGACATATGTATTCGTAACTTTCTGGTTTACCAGATGTCCAATCATCAGGTCCTTGAATACACAATCTTGTTTTTTGAATTTTAGAATCAAACAATAACCAATAAGTTTGTCCGTGAGATATTTGGAATTCATAA